TATTTTAACTAATTTTTGATCCGTGTCTAGTGATTTATCTTGCTTAATTTTTTCTGCCTCTTTGTCAAAATCATTAGCATTGTCATATCTTGGCTCGTGTGCGGACGGTTTTTCATCGTAATTTTTTTGAATAATTTCTCTTTGTTTTTTCACAATTATTTCCGCCTCCTCATCACTTTTACCAATTAATAACTCTGGTAGAATATCTGGGAATTTTTTTTGCAATTCTTCTTTTCTTTTTTCTTTTTCAAT